AGATTTTTGACCTTCTGACATTTGGGTCTTTGGAGAGAAATTAGACTTTGATGTAAGATACATCAAATCAAAATTAATATCTTCTAAACTTCCTTGGATAACATTACTCAATAAACTAATTCTCAACTTTATTGGATCCTGCCCATATAACTTATTCAAAATTACATCATTTTCATCTACAAATAAATCTAGTGTTATTGTTTGATATGGGGTTATAATAGATGAAATTATTTTAATATTAACTAACTCTGCTGAATAATCCTTATCTTTTATAATAAGTTGAATATCATATCCACGAGTTGGTGTAAATGTTCGACGTTCCTGAGTTTCTTCAGGCATGGATTATTCTCCCTTTGTATTAAGTGCTGCTTTTCCTTCCTCTTCCATTTTCTTTAACCTAGTGTAATAATCAGGAATTTCAGCCAAATGATCTTTTGCAATCTCTTTTGCAATTGCAGGATTGTCAGTATGTTCTTTTTCTACATCAATCCCCATTGCGAGTTCTTTGGAATCGAACTTTTCATCAGGAACTCCTTTGTGTTTTCCAACACCAGCAGGGACATCCTGTTCAAAAATATATCTATATTCAAGAAATCTTGATACTAAATTAACTTTCTTCATTTTAATTCCTCCTGTATAAACCACATGTATTTATAATTTGTTCTAAAAAATAAACAAAAAAAGACCCGGAAAGAGAGGGAACCGGGTCTTTCTTTTTGGGAACTTATCGTCCCCTTGATCTGAGAGTTTTCAGTGCTCTTTCCAATTCAACTGGAAGAACTAGAACTCTCTCAGCAATGTTTTCCATGAGAAGTTTTGCATTGAGGTTTTTCTCAATAGTTGAAAATCTTGTAATTGCAAGGAATAGATCCCATGCAGTAATATTTGAATTTTGTTTCTTCAGATCTGCTAAATATGTAGATACTTCTTCTCTTCTCCTTTTACCAATCTTTTCAACAACATCCAGAAGAGAAAGAAGACTATCCTCTTGGACCTGTGCACCAAAGTTAGCTGTAATAAGATCTTTAATGTTAGATGAAAATGCTTGGAGATAACCACCAATATTACTTGCGATTCTAGATCGTGCATGCTCATGATGCATTTGTTTCATGGAACATAGAGAAAATGTAAATCCATAAATTCTATTTCTAGTTCCAGCTTCATACATGGAAAGACCAAAAGTAACCTCTTTCGATCCTCTTCCATCATATGTATTTCTTACAGCAATGTGAGGATAAATATCACCAACTCTTGGATCTGATTGTGCATTTTGAATGATGATTTCTTTTGACATTGATGTATATCTTGGCCAGTTCATATAATGTGATTCTTGAAAAATTGGAACTGCAACATCAGAAATAGACTGTTTAATTCTATTTATCATGATGTCGTTTCCTTCAAAATCATATAGATCTGAAACAAATCCGCCAAATCTATATTCCTGGTTTTCACCAAGTGGTTTTGCAAATACTCCGTAATAAGGAATTTCTCCTTCACTTGCTGCTGTTAGTTGCTCATATTTAATGCAGCTTATTGAGTCAGCATATTCGTATACACCACTTTCAGGAATTGTCAATCCTTTTTCTAATGCTACTTCTGCAAACCCCATAATCAAATTCTCCTTTTATGATGGTTTTCCATTAATATTGTTTATCCAAAATGTATACCCTTTTCCATTACACTTACTACATATTTCTAATCTATCATCCTGTTTGACTATTCTGTGGGATTGTTTCCATGTGTCATATATATGAGATAAAGTTTTGTATAGTTCAATTGATGACATTACAATTCTAGTTAATCCCCATATAACTAGAAGACCACCTCCAGATATTACAAGTACAGTATATACAAATCCCATAAATGGATGATTCCTTTGTATATACATCAAAATAAATAATGGTGATATCAATAGAATATTTATAATGGTATTTTTTATTATTTTTTTCATTTTAGACTCCAACGAAAAAATGCCCGCCAGCATCTTATAATGATAACTGGTGGGCTACCAACAGGAGGTCAGATTATTTTTGTTATTTCACTGTCACAACATATAATAGTTTTTTGTGGTGTGTTGATGTAGTATCTTGTTGGAAACATTTCATCCAACTCAATTCTTGAAATAGTTCCGGTTCCAGATGAACAAATTACAGATCCAAAAAAAGTGCTAGAATCTCTTCTGATATAACCTACTCTGTCACCAACCTTGCCCTTCACAACTCTTCTGTTGTTCCTCATTATTCTCTCCTTCCAAGTATTGAACTATTATATCTCCGTGACATTTTTCTGGTTTACAATAGCAGGCTAATTTTTTACCTTTCAAAGATAATACATATCTTTTAAATCTTTCATTTTTTATTTTTTTATAAAAATCTCTTTCGTATTTTTTAATAACTTCTGCTCTATCTCCATCTTTTCCTATGATATATGGATTACCCAATGGAGATCCTCTTCCGATATAAACGTAATCTTTTTTAGGATAATTTTTAATGTTTACGACAATAGTCTTATTTCGTTTCGCCATCTGTGTTTCTACCCTCTTTTTTTCCTACAACCTGTTCAATCCAATCTAACCATCCAACACCAAGACACTTTGGACATACATCTAGCCCCATCAATCTTACCTTTTTTCTTTGTTTTAAGAAACGTTTAAATTCCAAAATATCAGAAACCAATTCTCCTGCAGCAATTCCGAAACAAAGTGATAAAGGAATATTAAGAAGAAACAAATAAGTTGTAAATCCTTCTCCTAATATTTTACTAAAAGACATTATATGAATAATTATAACTGGGATAATATATGTAATTCTAAACACAATTTTTTTTATTCTTGATTTCATCAGAAGAATCCTTTTTATAAACTCGGTAAAAGAGTTCTTTGTTGGTAACCATTTGATCAAGTCTCCAAACTGAATAGTCCTTTATAATTCTTTCATAATCCCAAATACAATTATAAAAGATTTTATAAAGAGGAACATTTCCAGTAGGATCAATAGTAAATAATAAGTTAATCAACCATGGATCTTTTTCATCTATTGCTTTTAGTATATAGTTATCAACTGCTTCTCTATGACTACCAATTAATCGTTGTGCCCATATTCTTCTAAATGATCTTATCATTAAATAATTTCCAATAAGAAATAACATGATTATAAATCCCCATCCAGAAAACATATTCAATGTTTTCGGATTTTGGATTATAAATGTTACTGTTAATATGGTCATTCTTCCAACTCCATTTCTCTAAGTTTAATTGTATCGTGAGGATAGTTAATCCACTCTTCAAAGTTATCACTTGATAAATTTTGAATCATTTTTTCATACATTTCAATTCCAATATCTTCAACTCCGTCTTCTCTTTTTATAAACTCAATCATTTCTTTCCATTCTTGAATTAACTTATCTCTTTCTTCTTTCATTAATTGCCATGCTTTTACTGGATTTCCAGCTATTCTTAAAACATCTCCATAGTCTGCTGCAGATTTCCATATTAGATATACTTTCATAATGATCCTCAAATATTGTAGTCGGGTGAGGAATCGAACCTTCCATAGGGCGATTATAAGTCACCTATTCTCACCATTTGAATTACCCGACCACATCTGCTTTCAGGGGCTAGGGATCGAACCTAGATTATTGGATTCAAAGTCCAATATCCTACCATTAGATGACCCCTGATTATTATTTTATCCTTCGTGCATGGAATCTCATATAGATTCCTCTTCCATCAAATTCAAATGGAGTAACAATATTTTCAACTACAAATCTTCCCTCTAATTCAAAATAATATGTTGCTCTCAATGGTGACCACAAACTTAGATGTGGTGAACTTGATTCATTTACAACTTCTGTTGTTACTAAAATATCATGTGCTGGAAATGCACCAACATCTATATCTTTTTCAGTTAGAATCTTTTTAGCTAGAATTTCAATGTTTGGAACAATGACATCAATATAACCACCAATCTCAACTGCTGTAGATAAGAGATAAATAAAATAGAGAAGTCTATCCAAAGGAATATGTTCCATAAATCTATAGATAGTTATTCTATCAAATTTAACTCTATATTTTTCAAGAAATTCATATGCATCCATGTTTACATATGTAATTAGAGGTTTTGATAATTGTGGTGCTAATTTCCATTCTTCATGATCTTCTTCAAATCCATTAGTCCAATCACTTTGAAGATACATTGTATCTAAATTGACTAGAAGATAGGGATTCTCAGGAAGATCCAGAGGCTTTATTTTACCACCTGCTATATTCAAGATATTGTCATCTCTTAGCATTTAGTTACCCCTTCAAAAAGTCATGATAAATTTTTACATTTACAATATCACTCTGTTCTTTTGACAAATCCTCAATTTTGAAATCAGTCCCAAACTCATCTTTTAATCTTTCAAGGAATATATCCTTTTTATCAATTCTAATTGCAAATATGGGGAGGACAATCTCGTTTATATTCAGACTTTTAAGCCCCATTTTGTAACACGATGTTATCTCATCTTTCTCTGGAATTAGTAGTGTTAGATCAATAGTTTTCATGTTTTACAGGAAGCCTCCTTACACCCATTATTTCTTCAACCCAATCCACTCTCTTTTTTCCAAGACATCTTGGACACATAACTGCTTTATAACGACCTTTTAAATAATCTTCAAGAGATGTCATTGCTGTATAACCATCACTTGAATTTACCCAACCCCAACCATTACAGTATTGGCAATTTTTTTCCATTTCTTATTCCCCAGCATTAACTTTTCTCAAAATATTATCTAGCCAGCTAACTTTTCCACTTCCATCACAAACAAAACAATATCTTTTTTCTTTTATTGGAATATATTTAAATTTCATTTTTCCTTTAACAAAAATTTGTTTTTTTCTTTCTCCTATCTTTACTTTGTATTTTCCAAATCCATGACATTTTGGGCAATTGAAGAATTCTCCATTCTTAGTTCTGTATTTGAGTTTTCCCATATTATACCTTTCTCATAATTCGATCTATCCAGAGAATTACTCCTGTTCCTTTGCATTCTACACATATTATCTTTTTGGTCTCATAATAATTTCTTGTTATTGTTTCTCCTTCTGGAGATGGAGATACATTGTAAGTTTGTTTTCTTTCTGTTAAAACCTTTGCTGTATATCCTTTTGCTTTACAAGTAGGGCACTTTGCTAAAAGACCCTTTTTAACTTTTCCTACATATTTCTTCTTAACTTTTTTCATACAAACTCCACAGTTATACTTTTAGTAAATGGTTCAATGTAATAAGAAAAATAATATTTTTTATCTATATCATCTGTATCCATTATTCTTGCCATGCTTTTAGATACTTCTAGTTGTCCATATTGTTTAAAGAATACTGCATACTTATCTTCTGATGTTGGAATAGAATATAAAGATGAATCATCAGAAGATAAAATTTTATCTTTTATATTTTGAAGAGATTTGAAAACACTTTCTTTATTTAGATAATTTATACTTACAATCTCTTTATATATTTTATCCATAGATTCGTATCTATGTGGAACACCTTTTATTACAACATCTTTTCCATCATTTGCAATATACATGCTTCTATTAAATGAGATAATCATAACTTGAAATATAGATCTCAATTCCAGTGGCATAGATGGATTCACTATTTCTTTTATTGGTTTTTTTGTAATCACACCGTCGTATTGCCTTATGATTAAATCATCTTCTGTTATGTTGTTTCGTAATAGATACTCATCTATAAGAGATGATGTAGTTGATCTTAAGATAGTTGTCAATTTTGGATTATCCCTCATTAATAATCCAATTTGAGTATTTCTTTTTTCCTTGTTAGTTTTATCTATCTTTGAAAGATCAAATCCTAGATTCTGCATGATTGTGTAATGACAAGCTGAAATATCATACAGGTACACATCCCTCATAAAAAGCTTGCAATTTTTGTTGATGTTCATTTGCTACTCGCTTTTTTAGTTCTTCAAGAATTTTATGTTGTGATAAAATTCTTTTAGCTATTGATAGTCTTTTTCCCCTAATTTCTTCAATCCAGTCTAGTTCTCCAGTTCCATGACATTTTTCACAAATTTTATATACTGCCATATAAGTATGTTCATCTATTTGTTTACCAGGAACTAAAAATTTACCTTCACCATTACATTTATTGCAAGGAAATAGTTCATTCTCTTCCATAACAAAAAATTGTGGGTGTGGTATACACTCATAAATGAATATATATACCACACCCATCCTTTCATGATTTTATCCTGCAAAGACAAACATCAAAACTTTATCAATCAGCAGGAAATGATTGATATCTACAACACCTCTTTCTCTTGAAATAAACCATTTCAAAAGATCCATGTTGCTTACAATTCTTTCATCAGATTTCTGTAGTTGCTTATAAAGAAGAATGGCACTTTCAAGGTCTGTATTCAACCCCAATCGTCTTCCAATCTCTTGAACATTTGGTTCAACAATTTCAAGACCCGGATCTTTCTTCTTAAGTTTTGTACTAGCATAGGGAATCAACATCCCATCAACATTTAAACAATATGTAATAATGAGTCCGGTTTTAATTCCATATGCCTTTAGAATAATAGAGTTTCCAACATCATATAGAATTCTGAACCCATTATTATAAATATTCATTCCAACACCAGGAAGATCTAAAACTTTAATTTGATCTGCTGGTTTAATAATAAATAAATCTCTTTCTGAGCTTCCTTCTTTTCCAACTAGAACTGAAAATGCCAGGTTTCTTTTTTGATTTACATCTTTGGATTCAACTTTTACCTTTTTAATATGAGAAATAAATTTCTCTTTGTTTTTCTCAAACCAATCATATAGAGATATCACACCAATTCTAGATGTTTTTTCCTCTTCTTTCTTTTTTGTATCAGTTGGTGTTTTATCATTTTTCTTTGCAGAAGATAAATCTAGTTCTTCCATACTAGCCGGTTTTGAATCTTTAGTTACTTCTGCTATCATATCGTGTAGATTTTCGTGCATTTTTCACCTCAATTTTTAGTACATTCCTTCACATGGTTCTGCTGTGAACCGTTTCTTTCCTTCGTTCACATAGGTGACAATATATTCTTGTCCCATAATCATAAATTTGGTCCCCTTTGGGGGAAGAACAATTTCCTTATCCTTCTTTTCAGAAATTTTTTCTTCTTGACCACTTACCATGAATTTTTGCTCTTCCATATTTTATTCCTTTCGCCACTTATCTTTTATTCCATCTTTTCTCCATTCTTCGGGCTTGATATCAGTATATGTTTCTAATATCGCTCCTGCAAGAACCATAATTTTTATAATAAATTCATATGATTTAACTGGAGCTGTTCCTTGGTCATCAAATTCTGTACACTCCATTAACCATGGTGGCAATTCAGATGACCAACTTTCAACATAAGATTCTTTAGCTCTTTTCAAGTAAGTTTCAAGAAATACTATAAAACTAGCAAGATTAAGACTATCATTATTTCTATAGTCTCCAAAAACTTTTTTTTGATACTCTCTTTCCAAACTGTATAGTTCAAATAAAGTATCCTGGTTCATTTTACCATCCTTCTCCACGAAGTTCTGTTCTAACCTGCATTAATAAAATTCCTAGCATGTTTTTTCCCTGTCCTTTATATACTCCCCAAAAAGTATCTCTCCAATTATTTCCCTCGATTAAATCATGTGGATATGTATCTAATAACAGTTTTCGTAACTGTGGATTTTCAAATTTCTTTTTTAATAACTCTCTCATTACTTTAACTTTTATTTGTTCCCAATCTTCTCTTATGGTTACACGCTGACCCATTTGTTTAGCTTTTCCAGTTCGTTCTTCTTCTCTTATCTTTCTTCGTTCATCAGGATCATGTGTTTTTGCTGCTTGATATGCGTGCTCTAGGGTTGGATATATATCACCATCAAATTCAATTAGACATGGATAAAAATTAGATAGGAAACTATGTTCCATAGTAAATGATGATATTGTCATTATGCACTCCAATGGAGATTAAACTTTTTCATTTCTTTTTTTGGATGGTCTAATACATATTCAATAGTTTCTAAAACTATTTCCAGACACCTTTTATAATCTTTATACACATTTGGTTCAATGTCATTTTTCTCATTTTCTTTTAATTCTGGTTCATAAATTACATATACACAATCTCTATCAAAACTGTCTTTTCCAGAAATAAATGCGTAACATTTTAAACCATTCAAATAGAAATGACCATCTCTATTTATAAAGGAACTAAAATTTGGATTACTCTCTTTTTCATCTCTTACACGTAAAAATATATCTGTAGCTTCTTTTTCACTTTTAGGAATTCCATCCTTTATAAATAGATTACCTGCTATTGTAGTTATACAATTATTTCCAAGTCTATTCATTGTAAAATCAGTAAATTCTTCAATTACATTAAGGCACCTCATTCTACAATCTTCCCAGTTTGGTTTAAAGTCATGTTTTCCATTTGGAGGTTCAAATATATAATATAAATCTTTTCCGACTGTTTTATTAAGAACACGATTCAATCCCCATTCATTATATGAGCTTCTGAAGTATCCAACTTTAAAATAATGTCTTGGATACTTTTTTGAATCTTGTTGTATATTTCCTCCATCTTTTCCAAACTCCAAATAAATATCTAATCCCATGTTTCACCCATTAGTAGTTGCTACAGGATTGCAATCAGCAGTATATATCTTTTTCTTTTTATCGTAATATGCATTTTCTTTTGCCTGCCAAATGTCATTTCCCCAAATATCAGCAATTGGAATATCTCCACTAAACATTCTGAAGATATCCCCCTTCTTTATTTTTTTAAATTCACTATCTTTCCAAGTTCCAGACTCAGTAAAGATTTGAACTTTACTTATTTTCCATTCGTGTTCAGTCTTGACGTTCTTTCCCATTTGTATTCTCTCACCGAAATTTCATTTCTATTGAGATCATATTTATTAACAACTTCAAGAATTGCTGCTTCTAAATCTTTTTCAATTGCTTCAGAGAAAATGTTAAATCTATTTTTCGCTGAAAATCTCATGATGCCAGCTCTTAATGATTTAATAAACATTTTTATAATTATATTAATATTTATATACTCAAATTTATCAGAACCACCATTTTTAATAACATGCATCTCTTCATTTTCATCCATACCAATAATAAAATCCATATCATTAAAAGATGCTTTGACTGATGATGACGATATATTATTTGGTAGGTTCCATTCAATATTACTATCATCATCATAGTATATAATATTCTTAAGGTTTTCGTATTTAATATCTATCTTATACTCATTTGCAATATCCTTAAACTTTTTATATTTTTCAGGATTCATTTCTTCTTCTCCAATACCGCATACTTTGATAGAACTTTCATTATCTCTTCTTTAAGTTCTTCTTCTATAGCTGACTTGAACATATTGAAATTATCAATATTACATCCTATTACTCTGGTTCTTAGAGATTTAGTAAGAACCTCAAGAAGCAGATGGAGATCTATATCATTTGTAGTTCCCCATCTGTTCTTGAGTATTCTTATCTCCCCAGCATGATCCAGAGATATTAAAAGACAAGATTTATGTACACCATCCATGATGCTATTCTCTTTATTAATTCTCCAACCACCTGTTTGGGGATTTGGCATAAATTATCCTTGCTGTCTGGGATATTTATACTTATCAACATCAATAAATGGAACTGCTCCAGATGAAACCTGAGGAAGCTGTCCATTCCACTTTTTGATTGCTTCAATAGATGCTTCGATTTGTCTTAGACGAATAAGATTTTCAGAAACATTATCTTTCTGAAGTCTAAGAGCTTCTGCTTCTGCTTTTGCAGTTGCGATCTTCTGTTCAGCTTCAACCTGGATTCTCTTAAGATCGTTCTGAGCTTTAAGAGCCTTCTGCTCTGCTGTCTGCTTTTCCTCAATAGACTTGGAGAACTCAGGAGAAAATTTAAAGTTAACGATTGAGAAAGCATCAACGATAATATAATAATCTTTTAGTCTTTTAGAAAGATGATCTTTTGTTTCTGTCGAAACAATTTCTCGTTTATTGATCAGCTCAACAGCTGTATATTTTGCAGCAACTGCTTTAATAACTTCCTGAACTGCAGGATCAATAATTCTATCCTTATACTCTTTACCAATATTCTGATAAATCCAGTTTACTTTATCAGGTTGAACGTGATAGTTTAGAGCGATAATAGAATGAGTATCCTGCAAGTCCTTAGAAGCTGCCGCAGCTTCAACCTGAGACTTCTGAATCTGCGTATCCATCTTTACAATAGACTGAACAACTGGAGTTCTGAGATTGATTCCTTCTCCAAGAATCCTGTCATCTACAGCACCAAAATTAAGAACTACACCACGATGTCCAGCAGGAACCATTACAATTGGATTGAAGAAAAGCAATCCAATTAGGCAAGCAACGACTACATATGTAATAATTGCTGCTTTTGAAGAGAACATACTTTTCACTGTTGCTTGGGGGTTACTTTCAAAATTGTCTGCGAATTTGTTGATTCTATTTCCAAAAGCCATGATTCACGATTCTCCTTCTTCGGATAGATTTTTATAATTTCATCAAAGTTAACTGGTTTAAAATCCCACACATCCACACTAACATTAATCATTATGTCTTTTTCATTCCATACAATAAACCTCCCTTTTTCATGTATGTGACCACAAATTATTATGTCTACATCTTCCTTTAGTTTATCGAAGTCTCTTACATACCTTGGCCAATGACACATCAAAACTTTGTAACCATTTATTTCTTTTACTAAAAATCCACGTCTACTTCTAAATGGATTTACTCGATCATGATTTCCTTGAATGAAAGTAAACCTTCCATTCATTCTTGGATAATATCTGGCATAATCACCACCAAATTGAAAATCACCCAAGAAATAGACTTCATCATCTGGTGCAACCATTCCATTATGATTATTAATAATCTTTTCATCCATTTCTTTACTTGATTGAAATGGACGGTTACAATATCTAATTATATTGAAGTGATTTAAATGATAGTCGGATACAAACCAAATCATATATACCATGTCCGTTTAAAGAATTTAATTTTAAATAAAAATGTTGCTCTATCTCTTTGGCCACCACTACGGTCCATTACTGCACTTCTCCATCCGCATACCTTTACAACTTTAGCTTCTAAATCATCTAATCTCTTTTTCCATAACCATGTAAAGATTTTGATTTCATATTCCTTTTGGAGTTGTTTTACTAATTCCCAATACGTCATAAATACTTCCTTCCATCAAATCCATCTTTGATACCCTTCCACGAAATTGCAATTGCATCACTTGTATGGATTGATTCTTCGTGTGTACATTTAATTATCCAATCATGAATTTGAGAATGAGCATTTAAATTATGACAAATCTTTCTAATTGCATCCTCTACAAATATAGGATTCTGTGCAGCCAGTCTTGCAATCTCTTGCTCATCAGGACGTTGGATAATCGGATATGGGATAGTTCTGATTGAGAGTTCAACCAAACTAACAATCTCTTCCAACCATACAATATTGGGAGGAATAACTTCAACAAGAACCTCTGCAAAGGACCTCTGGGCATGAGGATAACCAGATGTATCATTTTCATCAAGATGTTGACACAAAGCAGCAGAACACGGGCAATATGAGGCATATTGAACACGGACTTTTTGAAAGAATTTAAATGCATCTCCTTCCATTCTCCCTTCAAACATACATTTATAATATTGTGGAAATACCCATCCACTCTTTGGAGATTTCTTTTGAATGGGAAGAAGAAAATCAAATCTAATTGAACTATTACAAGAATTAGTTTCTACTTCTATTTTAAACCTTTCTAGAATTTCCTTAATTAACTTATGTTTCAATGGTCTATCTAAATATTCCATCAATGTTCGTGTTAATTTAGACATACTGATTCCTTTCAGTTCAGGTTTTAAATCAGTAGTCATTGTTATATTTGCAACCATTTCATGTCTTCCACCATACATTGAGTCAAGAAAGAATGGTGCCTTAACATTTTGAACTCCGACAGAGTTTATATATAAAGGAAACTCAGGTTTTTCTGAATGTTGGACATCTGGCAAATCATTGATATTATTCAAGATTTTTCCTCCTTAATATTTCAATTACTATTTTTATATCTTTGCTTACTCGTTCTAAATCCGGAAGTTTATTAAACATAGAATATCTTATAAAGCACCATCCTTGGTTTTCAATTTCTTTTTGTCTTTTATTATGATATTCAATATGTTCTTGTGTATCAAAATGATACCATCCATCATATTCTATAGCTATTTTATATTCTGGAATTGCAACATCCAATGCGTAATTAAGAACTTGACATTGAAACTCACAATTTGGATATATAGATTGAACTATAGATCTTAATTTAACTTCATTTTTAGATGGATTCTTTTTAAATTTAAGCATATGAGATGCTTGTCCATTAAGCATTCTATTTCTTAAATCTTCACAGAATTTTTTAGATCTCTTTTTTCCAGAAGATGATACAGATCTTTTTCTTTTACTTTCTTCTGATTGCTTTTTTCCCCTTGTTCTATCACCTATGAACCTTTTTTCTTCTTCACTTAATTTCCTTCCTGGTCTTCCTCGTAACTTAGATATTCTTTTTTCAACAAGTTCTTTTGTTTGTTTTTTTCCTGAATGTGAAATACTATTTTTCCTTCTAAAACCCAAACAAGAATTTACAGTATAACTACAACACCACTTACCATTCTTAAACTGATGTTTTGCTTCCTGGTCACACCCATACTCACACAGGATCATGGGTTTCCTCCTGTTCTTTTTTCCATACTTCAAACAAAGCTAAAATATGACTAGCAATCAATGATGATGCATTTCCTGGTGAAATTTGTCCTAGTTCTAGCATTCTTAATATTGGCATTAATGAATCTGCAATTTCTTTTTTATCCATCTGCCACCTTTTCTCTTCCTTCATACATATATACTTTATACTCAGCTCTACCATTATTGATTTTATCAAACTCTACGTCACAACCATGTTCATTTCTAAGACCTTGAATAAAATTTTCACTGGTATATGCTTCTTTAGCTTTCTGTGTATTTTCTGGAAGTTCAATACTTAGCGTGAAATAATATCCTTTTCCCATAGCTATTTTCCCATAAGTTTTTTAATTGCAGGATTTTCTGGACAAAGAGGATCGTCTTTTGTAACTGACATGGCACTAGTTTTAAAAGCACCACACCAATCACATTTATAATAACCAGGATAATCCTCAATCCAATAATGAGAATTAAATATCCAATCAGCTATTGATCCTGCTAATTTATCTTCTTCTTTTAAAACATATCTATTAGCTAGTACTTTCCACATATTTTAATCCCACAAACAGAAATAGTATTTTTTAAAATATTCCCAACCTTCATCATACCGCTTTACTTCTTCGTCTGTCATAATGTGATGTGGATCTTCTGGTTCATTATATTTTTCAACCATTGTTTTACAGAAGTTAAGATGTTGATTATATCTTTCTTCATCTTTAAAATCTTCTCTTCTTACTAAATACCATTTATCTTCACTTATTTTTCTATTGACCATAAATGTCCAAGAAATAGTATCAAGCATTTCTACCCACTTTTTAGCACATGCATCATCTATTTCTTTTCTCTTTTCATCATCACCATATGTTGAATCATAACTATAATCATCAGGAAGAATCATGGTCGGAAATCCATGGTGTGTATCTTTCAAATGTTTTACACTTTTACTTATTACCTCAGATAAATAATGGTGAAGATCCCAAGTATCAATTTCCGACCAACCATTTTTACCACGAATAAAGTAACATTTCAATCTTCTAATTTGCCATCTAATTTCAGATGGTTTGAGATGAAATAAAATCTTAAACCAAATCCAATCCCATGCGTGGTTATACCATTTTTTATTTCGTCTTCTTTCTTCCCATTCAGCTTCAAGTTCTTCCCACGTATATGGTTTACTAATATTTTTATCTTCCGTGGCGTCTTTCATATAGAATCTCCTCGTCTACTTCTTCTTCAAATCCTAAGTCTTTAGTGTAAGCAATATCCATTTTTTCTATTAACATTTTTCCATACTGATGTTTTAGAATTGATTTTATAGATCTAATATCACCATAACCCATGTATTCAGTTGTACCACAACCAACAGAGCTTAATTCAAAATCCATATCATTTTGAATGTAATCTCCCATACTAGGAGAGTGATGACAGTCAGGGATACTAATAATTATTCGTTCATTTTTCATAAATTAGGCCTCATAGCTTTAAGTTTTTTCTGACAAATTTTACAATATTCTCCACGATGTGATTTCATATCCGGTTCTAAATATGCACCTTTCGTAAATAGAATCCACCTTTTACAAAGAGATTCCTGGTTTATAAAATAATGCCACTTTGGTGTATTATATAGCCATGTCCATCCTTCACTGGGTTTTGTTTCTACAGATGCAACTTCAGTCGTCGATGGACTTTCTAGATTCTCTATATTTTCTGAGGTCCTTTCTGAACTCATCTGACATTCTTTTCCTTTCTATTTTCTTATAATTTGTTGCTCCATCTACAATCCATGTTACATCTTCTAATCTAAATGCTCCATTAGACTCAATGATTTGTGCTACAAAATAACAATCGTCTGTTGCAATTAGAACTTTAGATGGTAGATATTTTGAATCAAATGTATCTTCTACAAGAATTGTAAATTTTCCGATTTCTTCTTCTATTCCTTGTCTATCCTGTAATAATTTATCCTTTACTATTCCCATTTAAGTCACCAACCTTTCCCCAACTAAATTCAACAGCCTTAACCTTAGTTACTGTAAATGCAATTCTCCATACCCCAGGAAGATCCAAAACATGCATGACATTTGCATCTTTCCAATGAAAGTTACTATATTTTTTAACACTTGTTAAAACATTATCGAGTCTTGGACATTCATTTCCAAAATAACATTTCAAATGCAGACCCAAATGTGAACTAGAATAAACTTTATTTGGTTTACAAAATGTTAGAAATAAAAATCCATTATCAATCAACATGAAAATATCAGGAAAGAATTTTGAAGGATATCCAAATGGATCAATGTCAATAATATCAAATTTTTCTTGTTGATATATAAACTTATGAAACAATAGAAAACTATCTTCTTTGGTTGTCTTTATATCATAAGAATAAAGTTTTCCCTTATTTCCATATCCCGTATATAAATATTCTTCATATACTTTACTTAGATTTCCTTCACCTGCAAATAGTTCTAGAATCTTGAAATACTTTCTATCTTCTAAAACTGATTTGATTTGTTCTGTTTTCTCCTTTGGGTGTGTATATTTTTCATGATAAGAATTTTGAAGTTGTCGTTTTATTTTTATACGTTCACTTTTCGTCATTTATTATCCCCAGTTTAAGTTCGATCCGGTTATAGAGGGAGTAGATAATATTCTACTCCCTCACTAGTTTTTACTTTAACATTTAATTCCAAAGTAAGAGAGATATATATTCCGTTTTCTCTCCAAAAAGATTGTCGCTTCTTTATACATAAAATCAAGGATTTTCTTGCATTGCCAAATACCACCCTTACAGTAAGTATAGCAATTTTTCTTTTTCCCAACCTTAACTATTTTAGTTCTGGTGATATCTAGTAACTTAATTAAGAAATATCTAATCTTAGCCAAAAGTTTGAAGTTCATTGATGCCATTAGATGAAGCATAATGTACTTCTTTTTAGTAATGGAAATACAACCATCACCATCAAATAACCCTCTAATGAAATGTTTAAGAAGTTTTTTTGGAACTGACTCAATAATTTTACTATTATTATCCCAAGTTTTTCTGAAAACAAAACCAAGTCTTTGCAAATGAGATAACATTTTAATTGAGCATATCTGAACTAAATAGTAAACTTTGTTTTTTCCTTGACGAACAACACTTAAAGATCTTCCAAAAATGTTTGCAAATTTTTCAATGTGTTCCTTGTCTTTTGAAATAACTGAGATCCCAAGAGGTTTAAACTCATTTGTTCCCTTTATTTTCATTCTCCATAAACATCCATCAGCATATAAATATCCTAACCAATACGCTTGTTCTTCAGTTACAATCTCTCTAAAGAAGTTTTCATTCTTTAGTATACCAAATCTAATTACTTTGGCTTGTTTTCTGCTTCTTCTAAGACCACTCCTTTGTATTATCTTAGAAACAGTACCTTTTTTTAATCCAATTATTTGAGATATTTCTTTTGGTCCTTTTTTATCTTTAACATAAAGTTTAATAATTTTCGGTGTTTTCTTCTTAACAACATCAGAACTAATTCTAGACATTAATATATCCTCCTAAGTATTTTTTACGAATTCTAATTGTTTATAAGATACATATAAATCTCCATTGGGAACAGAGTAATGTCCCGGTTCCTCACATACTTTTCTTTTAGGGAAGTATTTTTTAATAAACTCATCTCTTTCATTGGTATCTGAGAAAGTAATTTTTGCGTAGTTCATATAATATATCCTTTATTCATCATATGCATACTCACAATAGTTTTCTAAAACTTCATCAGACATACTATCTAAATGTTTGAGATTTAAAATGGTATCTATACTTTCATATGTAATAAATGAACAGTATTGTGATAATGGTCCCTTTTCAAGTAACGAAAAAACAGGTCTTTGAATTTCTTGAAATACTTTTTCCCTTCTTGTTTCTGGTGCAACTATATGAATTTTTATATTCATATTTGGTTGTAAAGATAACAGATCTGCCATTCTCAAAATACCTGAATAAATTGATGTTGTGTGTTCAATTTCAAATGTTCTGACTATAGTTCTCTTATTAATCCATATTACATCAATCTGTTCAATAGTTTTTAGTGTTACATCATCATAGTTTAATGGTAATATTGACAAAATTGTTTCATCTTTTAAACATGCTAATTTCTTAATTGCTGTTCGATCATGTGACGGAATCCAAACTTTATATCCCATCGTTTCTCCAATTTTAGATACCATAGATTGTATTTTAAGAGATTCTTTTATTTCTGGTTCTTTTTCATTCTCGACAACTTCTTCACCTGAAGGAACAGTTACAATAATTGGTTCTTCTTTCGAATCTGTTTTAACTTCAAAAGATTCTTCTTCTTTATGTTCCCATTTTTTTGGTCCTTTTTTTATAGAATATTCTATCACTGAAATTTCATGTTTAGATAGTGGATATTCTTTTTTAATTTTATATTGTTCTATAAGTTCTTTTTCCAAAAGAATTCCATCGTCTTTTTTTAGTCTTCCAATTGATCTAAAAAAAGACATTGCCCAACCTGCTGACCTGGTTTTTCCTTTTGTAGAAGAAAGATTATTCCATATATTATTATTAAAAATAGGAATCATAAACTCATTTTGAAGGAGAACAACAGGTTTAATAAAAAACTGTATTTTAAATGGATCTCCTTCAAAGTAAATACTTTCTTCTGAGTTAAATGCTTTAGACATAACTTCAAAGATCCCAACAAATCTCGATATTCCTTTCATATATACTATTAATATATCACCAACATTAACTTCTTCACATAAATGAGCATATCTTATTGGCAATCCACATCTATCCATCTTACTATTTAAAAACATAGTATATGTATATGGACTATATAAAGTAAAGAAATATTTTTTTTCTTCCATTTAAGTTTCCTTCACTGAATTAATTGAGGGGGTAGACCCATCTCTACCCCCTTAGTTACATTCTCATCTCTTAATTCCAATTACGGTTAAATATGAGTTCAACAACTTTACTGATTCTGGAACCGCCGAAATTTCTTCAGGTTCTTTCGTGAAATCAGTTTCCATCATCTTTCTAATATACTGATTTTTCAAATCAATACAATCGCTCTTAGTTGTCAAAAATTCACTAAGATTAACTTTTCCATCATGGGGCGATGATCATGCAGTTTCCATTTCACCCATTCTCTGACCACCTTTATTTTTTCTTCCCCCAAGAGGTTGCAGAGTCCTTCTAGCATAAGAGGCAATTCCTCTTGCTGCTAATCTATTCTCGGCTATATGAACCATTCTAAAGAAATACATATAACCTACTGCTACTTCTTGTTGTAAAGTGGTCTTTGAAATAGGATCATAAATTGGAACCTTATATGGAGTTTCTGTATATTCCATTGCATGCTTTACCATATCATCTGTGACTGATTCAAATGGTGCCTGAATCAAGCATAGATTATTTACAATATCCTCTGTTACCTCTCCTAGTTGTTCCTTGAATTGTTTAGAATACCATTTATCTTCTGTTCTATCAATGATATCAATATAATCTAACAAATACTTTCTTAGAGTTCTCTGACCCTTTCCAGCTTTTATCATCTTCAATAAATTTGTTTTCAAGTCTTCAAGAGACTTAGATAAATGTAATTCAAACAACTGACCAACATTCATTCTGGAGATAATACTCAAAGGATTGATGCAAATATCAACATGTCGGCCATCAGATAATTGTGGCATACTTTCATGAGGAATAATCTCTGTAATAACTCCTTTATTCCCATGTCTATTAGCAATTTTATCACCAGGTTGAATTGATCTGGCATACATTCCATATAACTCTACATATACACCGTTTACTTCTTCGCCCTTAATTTTATACTTTCCAATATGTGAAAATTTATCTAAATTGTGTTGTTTAATTAATTGTGCTGCTACATCCTTTTGACAATTCTTTGTTATAACATCCTGGAGTTTTTTCTGTTCCTTCATTTGAGTTTCAATTTTTTCTTCAATAAATGCATTCCATTCCGGAACCCCAGTATGCCATTTATTAGCATATATATTTACATCTGTAATTAAGATTGGTTTTTTCGCATTTAACTTAATTGGTTCTTCAAAAATTGAGGAGAAGTCAATAGGACCTTCTGGTATTCCTTTCATAATTGCATATGGTTCTCCAGTTCCAATTTTCTCTGGTTTGGATAAATTAACCATTGGTAGTGGTTTATATTTATCGTTCGCTAAACTAAGTAGAACTTTATCTGGAGGAACCACAAAAGAGAGATCTGTATAATGAATAGAAGTAAATAATTTTTCTTTGACTACTCTATCAGACAGAACAATTCCATCCTCATAATTCTTTCCATAATAAATCATTACGCCAGTTAATAGGTTTTTTCCGATATTTATTTTAGCATCTGTGCAGAAATTACTTTCTGCCAATATATCACCGGCTTTAAATTTATCACCAACTTTAAAGTATACTTTTGTCATATCCATGTTATCAACATAGATCTTTCTCAATGATACATTAAAAATATCTATTTCTTTATTTGCATATGATACAATCAGATAATGATTATCAAAGAATATTACTTCTCCATCCTTCTTAGCTCTTTTCACAAACTGTGTATAATCTGTATATAATCCTTCGCATCCGGATTGAATCATTGGTTTATCAAAACTCGTCAACATAATTGCCTGTCTCATTTGAGATGAAGACATTTGCAATCTCGTCTGATCATCATGTTCCATAAATGGAACTAGACTAACTGGAATAGAAACTGGTGTTTGGTCTAATGTATTATTAGTAAACATCAAATTATTATCTAAATCTACATTTGGAAGAAGATTTTGAAGGATTCCACAATTATCTCTGTCTGGAGTATCTACAGAGCAGATTCTTCCAAACATACTTGGGCAAACATCCCTTAAATACTCAGGAACATTTTCTCTATTGAAACCACCTGGACCCAAAAGACTTGCTCTGGAAAGTTTAGTAAGTTCGTCTACTGGGTTGATTGAAAAGTCAAATTGAACAATATCAGAAACATTACATTCAGATAAAATCGCATTTGAATTTATATTAAATTTTGGTTGTTTAGCTGTTCTATTGGACATGCATAAATCAAAGACTGCTTTTGCAACTCTTCCCAAAATAAGATACTCAAAACATCTAACTCTCTTATTTTGATAGTCTGTATCATCAATACCATCTGTACTAATGGCATAGACGATTTCGTCTATTAGAGTATCTGTCTTAAATAATTTCTTGGACATGATATCTACTTTTGGAATCAGGTCGATGCAATATAATAAATCTTCACCTTTTGATCTTGCATCATATGTAGAAAATTTAGATCCTACTTCTTTAACATATTCTTCTTGTTTCTCTCCATCGTATCCATCTGCCCAATCTTTTAAATCGAACATTAAGAAATCAATAAGTCTTGATTTGTTAGTTAGAACAACTGGTTGCATCGTAGAAAGACTATATAGTTTATTGAGTTTTTCAAATCCATAATATGCCAACATAAGCAACGAAAGAGGAATCTTTTTACCAAGGATTGTTAGATGGATAAATGGAAAATCCTTCTCCTTAGAAATAATCATATTTGCTACATTTGTTCGCAACTTTATCGTTTCACCTCTGGTTACAATAGGAATATCAAAAATCTGAAATTGAGGTATCTTCTTCCTTCCACTTATAACGATATAATTATCATCAATAAGTTTTGGAATATACATACTCAAATCAATTTGAGCTGCTCCTTTTTGTAATTTTATAACTAGGTGTTTCTTTAAACTTTTTTCTAATTCTCCACCTGAAGTTCTCGAATCTTTTATACCAAATTCATTAATAGAAAATCCAAGTTCTTCAGCAGGTTTTAAGATCTCTCTGATGTTGGATTCTAATTGGGCATACTCCTGTTTTCGTATAATGAATATATTTTTTTCTTTATTCACCCTAAATTTAGGATTTACGATTTCCAATTGAAATCCTCCTTTTACTTTGGAGTTTTTTCCTCCAATGAGATTGCAGTTAATATATGTCTAAATTTACTTAATAATGTTGTGTCTGATCTTTCCGAAATGTAACGATCCCACCAGTTAAAATATTTTCTATTTAACCTTATAAATTTAATTAAGATTCTTCTATGATGAGATCTCTGTTTTATCATATTTTCTAATTGTTCGGCATGACATCTTACAAATTCTACATCATAATATGGTATTTTTTCTTTCATATTTCTTCACCACAAAGAATTTTATCCATAACTCCACTATATAGACCACCGTGAACTATTCCCTTTAAAATGTGTCTCTTGGGATTGGAAAATCCAAGTCCCAATAACCAACTTTCTTTACTTGGAACAGATTGAACACTATGGTAATCTGGAACAATCTTATCTCTATTTTCTAATAATCTCCAACGAGAATTTCCTTTCCACATCATTTGAGAAACAACACATTCAAAATGAACGTGATATATATCTCTATTAGAGTTATATACCCTAAACAATTCAGCAACTAATTCTTTATACTCTTTTTCTTTTCTCAAATGAAGAAGCTTACTGGCACTATCTAAATCACTTACAATATCCAATTGCTTCATTTCCTCATCCTTGTTCATTTTAGCAACACCGGATGTGTGGAAGGTTCTCAAAATTAATTGTGTATTACATTCTCCAAGAGATTGTGCAGCAATTACTCCAATAAACTTGCTGTGCATATTTCTAAATGCTTCACCATAACAAGTATGACAAATATTTTCGCTCTTACAGAAAATTGGACTTCTAACTTGAATAGTTTGTCCTATGAAAGCTTCACAATTTTCTGATGTAATTAGAACCAATTTATTATAACCAGGAACTTTACAATATTTATTAACTAGCATTTTCGCTTTCTTCAAATTAGTCACATGAACATCTAGATAATCTGTGGTTCCACAATCATCCAGAGTCTCATGAATTTGAAGGTTAGCACAGGTGAAAATAAGTTTCCTGGATAGATATCCAGATGCTCCAGTATTCAAAGAAACATCAAGAAGTCCTTTTCTACAACCATATGTAGAAAGGAAAAACTCCTGCTGGGTTAATCCATCTAATAAACTATGCTTAATTGGAGTTGCTAAAATTTGACCCCTAAAGTTTGAAATGAATCCTCTAGTCATAACTATCTGTCTTACTTGCTCCCAACTACCTCTCGCACCAGAAGTTATCAAATATGAATAACTAAAGTTCTTTTTCAAAATATTTTCTAGTTCATCACTAGAAACCTTTTCTAACTGAGTTAAAATATTATCACCTTCATAAAGGGAATTTCTTATCGTTTTTGAGTTCTCAATTCTACAAGCATCTAGTGATAATGTTGTTCCCAATAAAGTTGAATATTTAAATCCCTTCCATTTAATTTCATCTAGGACATGCATTGTTACATCTTCTGGATATTTATTTTTTATATCATTAAGAATTGATATCAATTCTCTCTTTCCAACAACATAGTCAATAACAGGGTAATCATCAGGTAAAGATTCATTGAACAGTTTTTGAGCCTCTGTTATCTCTTTTCCTTTAAATTCAACCTTATTTTCAAGATTCAAAATTCTATGAGATGTTAATGCATAAATCCCAAGAATAATATCCTGACTGGGAACTGTAGTCAAACTTTCGTTTGCTGGATTTGTAAGGTTTTTAGTTGATAGGAATTTCTCTCTGATTTCTTCTTTTGCTTCATCAGAGACAGGAATATATACTGCCATCTGATCTCCGTCGAAATCTGCATTGAATCCTGAGCAAACTAATGGATGAATTTTTATTACATTATCCATCGACATTTTGATTTTAAATCCAATCATACTTAATCTATGAAGCGATGGCTGTCTATTAAGAAGACATACCTCATCTGCAATTGCTTCTTCTGCAATTCTATAGAGACCTGGAATTTTGAACTCAATACATTTATCTATAAAATCAATAGCATCATTCAATAACTTAAATCTTCCAAGTTCGATTAGGATCTTGGAAATTTTCAGCTTGAATAGCTCAAGAATCATTGCATATGGAAGGCAACATTCATCTAGGGAT